TCTGGCATATCAACAAATAGTATAGAAGCAAATAGCAAAGCTATCACTGCCGCATTCCTTGGGTTTGCACCTGCCCCATTTGGGCTGGGGCTGTACCAATACGGCCTATTTGGGCGTTTTGAGCTTGCTGCATAGCGAACTGATACTGGCCAGCATATTTCTGAATGCGAGCCGCAAACGCTTCATCTTGCTGCAAACGCTGCTGAACATCTGGCTGCTGCGTATATTGCTGAATAATTTGAAGAGCCACTTGAGAGCCGTTCGGGCGAGCTGGTACTTCAATGCCTGCATATATTTTTGATAGATCATCGGTAATATCTTTCAACATTTGGTCCTGTGCCGCCTCGACTGGCCTCATTACCCCATCGGCCAATACTGGATCGATGGAAGAAGCTATCACGGACAGAAGCTTATCCATGTCTATGCGGCCATTTCGGTCCATCTGGACCAGAGAAAGCAGTTGGTTGAGTTTGGCTTCCTGTTTCTCCCCATCGGCATTGAGGACGTCGAAGCTAATAGTGACGTCGAAGTTTTCGTCGGGGTTGCCTTTGCTGAACATTTGGGGATCGGGTACCCCGGTAACATTGAAGAAAATGCGATCGGGTCCAAACCTCTGGAAGTTGCGGTAGCATAATGCTATCACTTCTGCCATATGCTGCAAAAATTTGTCTACCAAGAATTGGCGACGGATGCCCGATAGCGGGTTGTCATCCAGCCCAACCATGCGATCGGCTTGGGCCTGAAGGCTATTCTCCATCTCAACGGATCCGGGATTGAATCCAGGTCCCTGCATAAACCTGATTTCTCCAGCCCTCACTTCCGGGATAAATCGCCCTGGACCTATCTCCTCGGGCTTGCGTCCCTTCGGGTGAGTGACGGCTGGAAGGGTGGATAGGCTATTGCTATCAATGCGACTATCGCGTTCCACCTTCACCTGGTTCTGTATCCCCCGCAATAGGCCAGGGACCGTGGTAGCATCGTATAGACGTTTATTGTCTTCGCTAAATCGGGTAACGACCACGGGATAGTCCTCATATCCGTTTAGCAATTCAAATTTGGCATAACCAGGGATATCTAGCCCTTTGTCGCCTGAAAATGATTCGTGGAACACGGTCTCGTAGATCCCCTCAGACCCGTCGGACGAGTCGATCAGTCTCTGGTATCCATGTATTATTTCTACTAGTTCCTCGGCCTCGTAAGCATCGTCAGTAAGTGATATGCTACGCCTTCCCTCCTGTTCCCTCTCCAAGGAGTTTATGTTCACTCCAGAGTATTTAGAGATAACGTGTTCCACGAAATTGGGATCCCAGCCATCTGTCTGCACCTTATTCTCCAGCTCTTGGGCTGTGTAGTAGGTACGCCAGAAACAGTATGGCGAGCGTTGCGGGTCTGTGACATACGCCGGGAAAATGAAGTCGCCATCGGGACCAAGGGTTTTGACCTCCGGGGCATTGACCTGACGCCTGACAGTAGGCACTTCAGCCATTCCAAACTTCCGCAAATCCTTCAGGGCTTTCCGGGCATTCTCCTTTGTCACCTTGATGACGGCCTGCATTTGGACAACCACCTCATCGTCTTGAGTGCCATCCAATATCATTTGGGCCAGGTTGGGATCGGCAGCGGCGATCCGCTGCATGTCAAATTTCTGCTTGAAGGTGCGGTCTTCCATCAACCACCCGCAGTAGGTAATCATAATACCCCGCTCTAGGAAGTAGTTGGCCGCCAGCTCCGCTTCACGCTTGAAGCGAGGAATGTATCCCGAAGTGGTCATCCACTTAAGGAAATTGCTTACCACCTTCGCCCTCGGCACATCCGCCACCTCTACAGGGAAAGCCTGGATGTTCGCCCGGTTCAGGGCGGACATGAACAAGGAGACTAGCCGGGTAACACGCTCATCGATGACATGGCTCTCTAGGTCGGAAGCCCCTTCCCATGGAAAGGCGTCTGCTCCATGCTTACGCAAATCTCGGCTCTTGCCCGGCCACCAGTTGCGTCTATCATCGTAGGAAGTGCGGCATACCTCGTAGTATGCGGAAAGCTCATTGGTAGTAGTTTGGTACGCCTGCCGCAATACGTCTACGTCTGGCTCCTTACCCAGATATGTGATAGCCTTGGAGTAGTCGTTTTCCATGTTAAATGTTTCTAGCTTTCTTCGATACGCGATCCAGAGTGACCTTAGTGTAGTTTTTGTTGACGCCTATTCTATCACAGAAATCATCATTATCCATAACATGATGCCAGTTTCCTGTGGCAAACACCTTCAAGACCTCCCACCCAAGGAGTCGGTCAATTTGTTCACACTGCCAGCGGCGGCTGGAAACCAAGTCATCAAGCTGCCGCTCTTCGGTATCTGTAAGACGTGCCGCTGACATCCTGTATAGCCTCAATTAGTATTTGCTTCCCGACTAGTTTTTTGGCCAATTTCTTGGGAACCAATACAGGAACCTTCATTTCAGCTTCACGAATGTAAGCATATACATACTTCTTATTCGGAGCCACCTTAATCACCTGACCCCTATAGTGGGCAGGAGTGGCTTCAGGGACATCAATGGCCTCTGCCAATATCTCCTGTCCCTCTTCACTAATCCAGGTGTTTTTCCCCACACCCTTCATCATATCATCGGATAGCTTTTCCTTGGCCAAGGCCAATAACTCATCCCATTCATAGTGGCCTTGCCGGGCCAATTCGCTTAGTCTTATCTTCATTCAATATCCTCCCGTAGCCCGGCGAGTTACTGCCAAATCGCGAGCTGTTACATGGACTGGACCTTCCCCGGCATTCGCCATTCGCAAATAGCGTATGGCATCGAAGAAGTCCTTCAAGGGTTCGTCCATTTTCCCCTTTGAGTTGTAGTTGATGAGGCTGTCGATCAGGTTGCGGCAGCTCTCGTGAATGTAGCACCTGGGCCGATTGGCAGCATCAATCGGCTCATTCGGGTTGTAATTGAACCACTCATCCAATGCGGATAAGCCCACCTCCTCCATCCTGCCATCGGATGGAACGAATATAAAACCATGCTCCTCGAAGGACATGAAGAGGTCCTCATTGTTCTCGTTCTCCTTAGCGAAAAACCTGGAGTCGCCGATTCGCTCGAACACTTCCACCCCCAGCTCATCCTCCACTTCGGCAAACAACTCGCAATATCCCTGAACACTCAACCCTATCTTCTTTGAGGCAGGACCATACCTCCATTTGGGATCCCCGAAATCTGCCCATTCCCCATATGTCTCCCAATCGGGCCATTCCCGGCAGATGTAAATGTTGTCACGCTCATCCACAGCAGCCCATATCGAGACGTAGTTTCTGGCACCCGCAGGGTCCACCACCTGATAGATGGTATATCTCGCCTTATTGGACACGTCGGGAAATTTCATCCCATACTTGTTCTCCTTCTTGTCGCTCAACACATTCACCTCGGTATTGAAGAGAGGAAGGAGGGAAGTCATGCTCTTCACCGGAACACCATAAGCACGGACAAGTATTTCCTCATCTGGCCTACCTCTCAGATCTTTCGCTATTCGCTCATACCCCCCGAATGGGTTTTCGTCTGAATGCAGATAGACCACAGATGCATCCCTAGAGGGGCTGTATTGCCGCACAGGGACATCCCGACCATTAAGCAATGCCGCACCCCTAGTTTCAAGAGTTTCGACGTTCTTGAGGTAGTCTGAGATAAATGGAGTGTAGCCATCTATAGGGGTAAACCCTACACCCATAACAGCATCTCGGGTGGCTAAACGAAACCTAAGCGTGTTGACTAGCGTAGCGTCACCCAAATACTCATCCAACCAGGCTCCGATATTGATGCCCTTTGGATCCGGGAATCCATATTCGAACCCTTCAAGGATGGTTTGGTTGTTGCTAAATTGGGTGTATGTCTTGAAATCAACCCTAGTTCGGGTGTCTGGAAATATGAAGCTCTTGCCAGTGAAACCATTTTGCATGGAGAAGTTGATGTAGCCATCTATGCTCTTGGTCTTCTTCTTCATCTCCCTGGGCATCATATCCCATATGGCAGCTTGCTGCACCTTAATGGAGGTGTCCTCATTCTGGCTAAAGCACACCACATGGCCATCATTGCTCTCAGTCACAGCCTCCATCACTATCTTCGCGAAACCAGTGGTCTTGCCAGACCTGTTTCCCCCGAGAGCCAAACATTCATTGTAACTTTGCAATCCCTCGCGGATGCGTTCCCAACCCGGCAGATCAAACCCATAACGGATGGGATCGCTAACGCTAGCCTCTATACGCCCCTCATGGGCCTTGTGAAGCTGCTTAAGGAGCGGGAGGTTGTGATCGTATAACCAAACTATCTCCTCCGCTGTTGGGGCCTCAAGGAAGGGATGCTCCGTAAAGCTAATCATCTAGCCAATCGATGTTCCTAAGCTCTTGTTGAGACTTCTTCGCAACAAGGGCCAATAGGACCGCCAGATTTTCCTGGAAATGCTCCTTGTCCATCTTATTGAAAATGTCATACTCGAAACCATGTTCCGTGATGGAAGCAACCATCACCGTCTGCCAGTCTGGAACAATGGTGTCCAAAGACCTCTGGACGAGTTGAATGTTTTTGTTCATGTTACTCAATGATCTTCCTTATTCCATGCCTGATTGGCGGAGCCTGGAAAGGCGTGTTGTCAATGGTGGAGGAAGTGGGAATCGCACCCACGTCCGAAAACGTCTCCGCTTTCGTCGAGTCTATGTTTCCCCCAAAAATGCGTTCCCAGCCACGATTGTACGCGTTTCGATCGGTGGTTCTGTTTCTATCGCCTTTACCGTTCATCTACCACCTCCGCAGGTATGGCCTCGTTAGCCATCTGTTTTCGAGCCTGCTCCATGAGCTTCTTGTAGTCGTCATCCGTCCACACCTTCTCCTCACGGCTAATACTCGTTGCCTCCCCCCGAGCCAGCATAGCTTCACGGCTACTGTTAGCCTTAGCGATGGAGATGTCCTTGATGTCCTTGAAGGTGGGCTTTAGTTCGCCACTATCCATCCCCTCACGCACACTCTCAATCATATCCTCCTCCAGGCTGGTGATGTTCAGGTAGGAATAGGAAGCCAGCTTGCCCCCGAGTTCACGCCATTTGCCCAGCTGGTCCGCATAGGTGGCGATGATGCGTATCACCGTGGAGCGGTCATAGCCATACTTCTTGCACAGGCAGGTTTGGGACTTCCCCTGGGCATGGAGGAAAAGAATGGTGGCAGCTTTCTGCGGATCGTACCGCTCCAAGAGCTTAACGTGTGGAGGAGCAGCAGCCTCAGCCCGACGAAGCTCTTCTTCAATGGATGCTAGTAGCTCGTGCTTTATTACTGCTTTATCGTCTTCCACGATGGGAGAGTACCAAAACGGAGCCTTGGAGTCAACAAATTTTCGAGGGGCAGTTTATGAGTAGTAGCCAACCGTGGCTTGCGGGTGTGACCCCCTCCCCCCTTGTTTAGATTTGGCTCGTGACTGTGCATGGTCGTGACGGGGTGCCTTGAAAGCGTTGGTTAGGCCGACGCAGCGAGCGAAGCGTAGACTGCGGCGGCGATTTTTTGGGGGCGGTCTAGGTAGTTGCAAGCGGCGTCTAGGTAGTGCTGCGCGTGTGGGGTGCTGGTTTTTAGGCGCTTGCGCCACCGGGCGGATACGGAAAAGCCGGAAGCGGTCGCGCGTGGGTGGCGCTTTCGCTTCCGGCTGGGGGAAGGATTCCGGGGTGGCTAGTAGCCGAGCAGCAGCAGCAGCAGGAAAAGCAGCGGCGCCAATAGCAGGCAAAGTCCGACGATCAGGGCCGCTTCGGTTTGCTCTTCGGGGTCTCTCATTTCAGGACTCCTTCCGCCTTGCGCCATTGGTTACCGTGGGCGGGGAACCCGACAACAAATTTCCGATCGGATTTGGCGCATATTCCACACGTTGCGCAGGTCACGTTCTCCTTGCGTGTCGCGGGACACGTCAATACGGGTGTTCCGTCTTCGAGTCGTTGGAAGGCTGGCGCATCGTGCGGCAGTACGGTTACAAGCGGCAAGCCGTGTTTGCGTAGGCTTTGGGCGTGCCGCAGTCCGTTAGCGCTTAGGCTGATTGTGAATCCGTCCCGGTTCGCTTTCCCGATCGCTTTGAGGTTGTCGCGTGTGGGCGGTTTGTGCGTATACGTGAACCCTCGTTTCCCGCGGTTCGCTTTGGTGATTGCCTCGAGGGCGGCGGGGTCGATCGTTTCAAGGCGTCCGGGTAGGTCTCCAGCTTGGTTATGTCTCCAAAGCTGGCCTCTTGGTAGCGCGCGGATTGCTGCGACAAACTCCTCGAGGCTTCCGCCTCGGCTGCCGTCGCTTACCTTGTTCCAATGCTTCCGCAGGTGGATTCCTTCCGCGTAGCAACTGGATCGATAAAACGGGCAATCGGGGGGGCAAGTCTCCTCGCTCGTAGTCGATACGGGTATCGGTCCGGTCTTCGCATTGGACGAAATCCGGGTTAGGTGGTAGGTGTGGCTCATTGCATGTCCTCCTTTCCCGGTGCTGGGCGCCATCGACACTCCTCCAAGACGGTGTTAATTCCGCGCAGCACTTGGTAAAGCTCTCGCTTAGTCATAAGCGGGGTGATGTCGTAGCCGTCTCGCTCGAGGCGGGTCGCTCCGTTCCACGTTTGGAGGCCGTAGTGTCCCCTATTGGAAACGAGGCGTCGAGGTTCGCCTTTTCTCTCGATCCACGTCCAAGCGGTGGCGGGGTTTCCCGTGTTCGCGTTTAGGCGTCGTATTTCGAACTCGAGGTGAGCTTTCGTTATTCGTTCTCTCATTGCGTGTCCTCCTTTCCTTCTAGCGGCAGCTCGTCGACGGGTCCGCAGGTTTTGACGGCGTCGCGAATCCGCTTTAAAGCTTCCTCGAGGGTTTGCCTCCGAGTCATCTGCTCGAATCTTTCCTCGAGTAGATCGAGGGCCGCTTTTCGGGTTCGTCCGCCTCCGGCTCCTACTGTGCGGCCGGATTTTAGCTCGGTGCATATCCAGTAAGCGGGGCGGTGGGCGGGTGTCAGCCTGTCGATTCCAAAGAGGATCCCGTGCATGTCGAACGTGTATCCTTCAACTTCGCGGCGGTTACCTTCGTGGGTGGCGATGCTGTAACGTTGTTTAGTCATCTTCACTGTCTGTTCTCCTTTGGTTGTGGTTTAATAGTCGTACGGGTCGCCGATGTCGTCCGCCCAAGCTCCTCCTGGGAATTGGTCGTCCGGCCCGGGCAAGTGGGCGACCGTGTTATTCGGGTTGCAGTAACCGGGTTCTGCTTCCGGGTATGCCTCGGCGGCGTCGTCGTAGCTCTTGAACGAGTCGAGAAACTGTTTACGAGTTTGCCCGGCAAGGACTGAGGACCGTTTGTAAGTTGAGATCTCGTAAACGTTATACTCCTCGGGGCCGTGTTCGGATATTATTTGGTAAGGGGTCATTATGCTTCGCCTCCTTCAAGCTTTCTCAGGAGATTCTCCAGCTCTTTGCGAAGGTCTCTGTCGCCGGGGCGATCATTGGCCAAACGTTTTCTTAGCCAAGACGCCAACGAGCGGTCACGATTGGAGGCGGTAGCCTCCTCCCGCATCCGGTCAGCAGTCTCTACGGCGTCGTCTCGATCGCTGGCGAAATAGTCGGCGCCTATTTGGCGCTCGCCGTCTAAATATAGACGGACAACCCACTCGCCGTGGGCGTTGCGCTTAATGGTGGTCTTGATATAAACATAGGCATCCGTCTTCATGCTTCGCCTCCTTTCTCGGTGGCGTCGGCGAGGGCTTTAGGGTGGGTGTGGTATATTCCCTGGGCGAGGGCGGTTTCGGATGTATCCCATATTCGTTCTTCCTCGATAGGGGCGGGGACGCTACCGTTGTATATGATAGCAACGTCGAACAATTCCGACTCATCAAGGAGCCTGTAGGCGCGCCGCTTCGAGGTGGCGATTACGTTCCGGAATTTGATATCCCATCCGCGTTCCCCGGTGTCGGGGTTGCGGGTGTATATCTCCCAATTGTATTGCCTCCAATTGGAGGGCGATTCGATTCTGTCGACAGCATTCTTGGCGGTGTCGATTTCCGCGGTGTTGTGTTTGTTAGACATCGAAGATGGCTAAACGGGCAACCGGGTAAATTTGCAACGGGTTTTTTGCTTTACCGTAAATCGGTAGTTTTACCTAGTCGCCTAGGTAGTTTGGTTGGGTGCGTAGGTATCGGTAAAAACACCTAGGAAATTTTTGCCTAGCCAGATTTGGTCCGAAGGACCAGCACCCATCCGGTGGCCCACTAGGGGAGTGTGCCTAATCTAGGGGAGTGTG